GCAAGTGGTTCTGTAGATTATCCTAATGGAGTTACAACTCTAGGTACTAAGAACAATGCTACTTACTACTACAGATTAACAGGTGGAGTAAACTACACAGTAAGTGCAGGACAATACACTATTACTAATAGTGATATTGGCAGTTCATACGAATTAGTTGGAGATCCAGAATCACAAATCATTGACTTTATCATTGCAGGTCCTTCTGGAACAAGTGATGCAAACGCACTTGCTAAGATTACATCTCTTGTAAACATTGCAGAAGAAAGAAGAGACTGCATGGTATTCGTTTCACCTCGTAGAGGAAACGTAATCGGAATCAGTAATACAACAACTATTACTACAAATATCGTAGACTTCTTCAAGCAACTACCAAGTTCTTCTTACATGGTATTTGACTCAGGATACAAATACATCTATGACAAGTACAACGACATCTATCGTTACGTACCTTGCAATGGTGACATCGCAGGTCTATGCTTACAGACTAACGAAATTTCAGAACCTTGGTTCTCACCCGCAGGATTCCAACGTGGTGTACTAAGAAATGCAATTAAGTTAGCATACACACCAAACAAAGCACAAAGAGATCAACTCTATGCAAACAGAGTTAACCCAGTTGTTTCATTCCCAGGACAAGGTGTTGTTCTTTACGGAGACAAGACTGCACTTGGATTTGCATCAGCGTTTGACAGAATTAACATACGTCGTCTTTTCCTAACAGTTGAGAGAGTTATTAGTTCTGCTGCTAAGGCACAACTCTTTGAACAGAACGATGAGGCACAGAGATCACTATTCATCAATATTGTTGAACCATATCTCCGTGATGTACAGGGTCGTCGTGGTGTAGTTGACTTCTTAGTTAAGTGTGACAGCACAAATAACACACCTGAGGCAGTTGATCGTGGTGAGTTTTATGCGGAAGTATTCTTGAAACCAACAAGAACAATTAACTATGTTCAGTTGACATTCGTTGCTACAAGAACTGGCGTAAGTTTTGCAGAGGTTGCTAGTTAACCTCTCAAAATTTAATTTTGACTAAATATAAAAGACGGAGATCCTAATTAAAAATGGCACAAAAAGGAACAATTGATCAATTTAAGGCGAATGTCAAGTCGGACTTCGCTAGACCTAATCTATTCCAAGTAGATTTGGCATTTCCAAGCGAAATAATACAAGACTCAGACCTTGTAAACTTAGGTAAGTTTACTGTTCGTGCAGCAAACCTTCCAAGTTCACAGATTGGTGTAATAGAAGTTCCTTTTAGAGGAAGAGTATTGAAGATAGCTGGAGACAGAACATTTGAACCTTGGACAATTACTATCATGAATGATAGCGAGTTCAAGTTAAGATCCGCAATGGAATTGTGGGCAAGTTCAATCCAGGCATACAATGAGAACTTTACTTCTGCAGGTACACTTGGAGATAATTCAGATAGTTCTGGATACTTTGCAGACATGACAGTTCATCAGTTAGCAAGAGATCTTAAAGATGGAGAGTCACCTAAGATTCTTAAGTCTTATAAGTTCTATAATATCTTCCCAAGTAATATCGCTGCTATTGATCTGGATTACGGAAACAATGATGCGGTTGAAGAATTTACTGTAGAGATGCAAGTACAATACTGGAAACCTGTAGGTCAGGTCACTACTCAGTAATAATTTGACTTTTTGAAACCTGTATAAATATATCAGAACCAGATTTTAAATCGTAATGGCACAACAACTCTTTGGATTTTCATTACAAAGAGCGAAGAAGGTTCCGAAGGGACCTTCTTTTGTTCAGAAGGATAGTTTAGATGGATCGCAACCTATAGTTGGTGGCGGTTACTTCGGCTACTCCGTTGACTTTGATGGTACTATTCGTAATGATCATGAACTAATCACTCGTTATAGAGAGATGGTTCTTAATCCAGAATGCGATAGTGCAGTAGATGATGTAGTGAATGAGACTATATGTGGGAACTTTGATGACGTTCCTATATCAATAGACTTACATAATTTAAAACAATCAGAAAAAATTAAGAAGTTAATTCGTAAAGAATTTGATGAGATACTTCGTCTTCTTGATTTTGATAACAGAGCTTATGAGATCTTCCGTCGATGGTATGTTGATGGGAGATTGTTTTTTCATAAGGTAATAGATCCTAAAAAACCAAGACAGGGTTTAGTAGAACTAAGATACGTTGATCCTAGAAAGATCCGTAAGGTGACTGAATATGAGGCAAAGAGACCTGAAGCATTAAGAACTCAAGATCTCAATCAGCAACTTACACAACAGAGTGCATCTTACTTCTTATACAATCCAAAAGGTTTAAAGAATTCAACCAATCAGGGTATGAAAATTGCACCTGATTCAATTGCTTATTGTCATTCTGGTATACAGGATCTCAATAAAAACATGGTGTTGTCACACCTACACAAAGCAATTAAGGCAGTCAATCAGTTAAGAATGATTGAAGATAGTCTAGTTATATACAGATTATCAAGAGCACCAGAAAGACGTATATTTTATATTGACGTTGGTAACTTACCTAAGAACAAAGCGGAGCAATATCTCCGTGAGGTTATGGGTAGATACCGTAACAAATTGGTTTATGATGCAAACACAGGAGAAATCAAGGATGACAAAAAATTCATGTCAATGCTCGAAGACTTCTGGCTACCCAGACGAGAGGGAGGACGAGGTACTGAGATCTCTACGTTGCCAGGTGGACAGAATCTTGGAGAACTTGAGGATGTCAAGTACTTCCAAAAGAAACTTTACAAAGCACTCAACGTTCCAAGCTCAAGGTTAGAAACAGAAACTACCTTTAACATTGGTCGTGCTGCTGAAATCACTAGAGATGAAGTAAAGTTCCAGAAGTTTATCGCACGTTTGCGTAAAAGATTCTCTGAATTATTCGTAGATCTTTTAAAAACGCAACTCATTCTTAAGGGCATATGCTCTATTGAAGAATGGGAAGAGATGAAGGAGCACATTCAGTTTGATTACATTGCAGATAACTATTTCACAGAACTCAAAGAGATAGAAATCCGCAACGAAAGGATGAATGAAGTTGCACAAATGGATCCTTACGTAGGTAAATACTTCTCAGCGAACTATATACGTACGAAGGTTCTTAAACAAACTGAGTCAGAGATCAAAGAAATCGACAAAGAAATTAAACAAGAAATCGCTGACGGAGTTATCATGGATCCACAGGCAATGCAAGCCATGGAGATGGGTATTGGTGAGGAAGAACCTGTACCTGAAGGTGGTGAAGAACCGCAAACTGACCCTAGTTCTGCAGTTAGTCCCGCAGATCAAAAGAGGGGAGAACTCTAATTCTATAAATACATAATGGAGGACATTAATTATGCCTACTGACGTAGCAAATCAAATAGTAAATCACATTTTTGGTGATGAAAAAGCAAAGGCAGTTGATGCAGTAAACGATGCATTATCCGCTTCTGCCTATGATGCGATTCAAGCAAAGAAACTTGAGTTCGCACAACAATGGGGTTTTAATCCTGATGACACAGGACAAGCCGTTGCTGATGAACTTGCTGATAAAGCAACTGATACAGGCGATGTCACCGATGTGGATTATGAAGGTCGCAAACCAGAAGATCCAGATCCAAACGAACCAGTAGAACAACCTACTGCATCCGCAGAAGAACCAACCGAGGAACCAGAAGATGAGACTGATAGCTGAAGAACTTACAGAAGTTAAATTTTTAACAGAAGAAAAGGAAGGTAAAAAGAATTACTTTATAGAAGGTATATTCTTGCAGTCTGAAATTGCAAACAAGAATGGACGTATGTATCCTTTCAAAACTTTGCAAAGAGAGGTTGCTAAGTATCATGAGAACTTTATCCGTCAGGGTAGAGCACTCGGAGAACTTGGTCATCCAGAAGGTCCTTCAATAAATCTTGATAGGGTATCACATAAGATCGAACGTCTTAGCGAAGATGGAAACAACTTTGTTGGTCGTGCAAAAATTCTTGATACACCTAACGGAAAAATCGCTAAGTCATTGCTAGACGAGGGCGTAAGGTTGGGAGTCTCATCTAGAGGCATGGGTTCTTTGAAGAAAGAATCTACATGTAATGTGGTTCAAGATGATTTTATGCTCGCTACTGCAGCAGATATTGTTGCAGATCCTTCAGCACCTGACGCATTTGTGGATGGTATCATGGAAGGAAAAGAATGGATTTGGGATAATGGCATACTTAAAGAGTCTGCTATTGCACAAATCAAAGACGAAATAGATCAAGCAACTCTGATAAACTTACAAGAACGCAAAGTTTCCGCGTTTGAGAAGTTTTTAAAGAGTCTTTGATTTATAAATAAATACAGACAACGCTTAAAGCAAAACGGAGTTCAAACAATGGCTGAGACCCTCGAAAAAAATCTTGATGATATGGAAAAAGTGACCGAAGGCACTACCCAATCTAAAACTGCGGTTAACAAAGACGCTAAACCTGGCGAACCAATCGATACATCGAAAGGTGGAGCAGCAAAAGTGATCGATGTTAATACTGATTCAGAAGAAGGTGCAAAAGGTACTAAGAACGCAGGTGCGTCTGCTGCAGGAGCAGTAAAGCATGAAGGTTCTAAATCCTTATCCACCAAACCTAGTGCAGCATCCGCTAAA